ATCTACACGTTCTCAAGAACCGCTGGACAGGCGAAACGGGCTTTGCCGGCTCTGTGTCCTTTGACCGAGTCAGCGGCCGTCTACGGCCTTCTGAGGCCCTTTTCTAGGAGAGAGACATGCCACGTTGGCACAATTACAGAGGGCCGCTGTACGAGCGGCTCGAGAGGCAGACAAGAGGTCTGAACTCACACGACTACTGCATGGCATTCGTCAAAGCAATGCAGCGCACCACAGACATGACACTGCGGAGAAGCTACCTGCTGCGGCTGCAAGACCGGCTACTGGCAGATCCATACGTTTATCACGGGAAGCTAAGGAAAGCTGTGCGTGAAGAGATTGCAAAGGGGAACTTTAAATATGAAAGAGTTTGATGATTACCAATGGGCTGCCACGGCGACTGCCAAGTATCCTGACGGAAGCGAGTACGAATACCTGGCACTAGGCCTGTGTAGTGAGGCTGGTGAGGTCGCTGACAAGCTCAAGAAGCTAATCAGGGATAACGAGACGCAGCTCGAGCGGCTGACGTTTGAGCAAAAGCAAGGCATCATTGCTGAGCTCGGTGACGTGCTCTGGTACACAGCTATGCTTGCTTATGAGCTCGACTACAGCTTCAGTGACGTCGCCTCTGCCAACATCGATAAGCTGACGAGCCGGCAAGAGCGCGGTGTCATCGGCGGGTCAGGTGACGACAGATGACAGAGCGGTTGTTCTTCGACCTGGAGAGCAACGGCTTACTAGACACCATCGACAGAATACACTGCATCGGGATCCTCAATCTCGATAGCGGTGACTATCGAGGCTACAAGCCGGACGAGGTTGACAGCGCACTGCTGCGTCTCTCCAAGGCTGATGAAATCATCGGCCACAACATCATCAACTACGACATTCCAGCCATACAGATCGTCAAGCCTGGCTGGAACACAGAAGCGAAAATCACTGACACGCTGATCCTTTCGCGCCTCATTTACTCCGACCTTAAACGTGAAGACTGGGATGCCTCTAGGGACATGCCCAAGCGCCTCTATGGCAGCCACAGTCTAGCTGCCTGGGGCCACCGGCTGCAGAACCACAAAGGTGACTACACTGGGGGCTGGGAAAGCTGGAGCGAGGAGATGCACGAGTACATGGAGCAGGACGTCCGTCTGACTGCTCACCTGTACGGTATCTTTGACGTAGACAAGGTCAGCGAGAGAGCCATCGAGCTCGAGCACCAGGTGGCCTGGATCACCGAGGGCATTGGCAACGCCGGCTGGACCTTCGACGAGGTTAAGGCCGGCGAGCTGTTTGCAGAGCTGGCAGCACGTCGCCAGGAGCTCGACAGTGAGCTGCAGGATCTGTTCGAGCCCTGGGAAGTCTCCGAGACTATCGTGCCTAAGGTGAACAACAAGAAGCTCGGCTACCAAAAGGGTGTGCCCTTCGAGAAGCGCAAGACTGTCTACTTCAACTACATGAGCCGCCGGCAGATCGAGTTCTGTCTACGGCGCAAGTATGGCTGGAAGCCAAAGCTTCTGACCAACGACGGTCATGCACAGATCGATGACGTAGTGCTTGCCAACCTGCCTTACCCAGAGGCCAAGCGGCTATCTGAGATCTTCTTAATCCAAAAGCGTATAGGACAGCTCGCTGAAGGCAAACAAGCCTGGCTCAAGAAGGTCGAAAAGGATGGCAAGCTACGACACCGCATCATCAGTGGTGGTTGTATATCCGGCCGCGCCAGTCACGTCGGGCCTAACCTGGCCCAGGTGCCCAGCGTCCGGCAGCCCTACGGTAAGCAATGCCGTGAGCTGTTCACCGTGCAGCCTGGCTACAGCCTGGTTGGATCTGACCTGTCTGGCCTCGAGCTTCGCTGCCTTGCTCACTTCCTCAACGATGGTGGCGCGTATGCGAAAGAGATCCTTAGCGGTGACATCCACACAGCTAACCAACAGGCGGCGGGTCTCGACACAAGAGACCAGGCAAAGACGTTTATCTACACCCTCATCTTCGGGGGTGGAGACGCCAAACTCGGACAAGTGGTGGGATCTAGTCCTACGGCTGGCCGGAAGCTTCGAGACAACTTCTTTAAGGCCGTACCGGCGTTCAAAGAGCTCAAGACCCAGCTCGGAGTAGCTAGTGAAAAGGGATGGATCTATGGGCTGGACAAGCGCCGGCTCAAGGTCCGCAGCCAGCACTCAGTCATGTCCACACTAATCCAGTCAGCCGGCGCTGTGCTTTGCAAGCAATGGCTGGTGGAGATCGATCACGCAATCAAAGAAGCCAACCTCGATGCCCAGGTAATCGCCTGGGTGCATGACGAGGTGCAGATACAAGTCAAGAAAGGAGACGAGGATGTCGTTGGTGATATCGCTCGAAGAGCAGCGAAGAAAGCGGGAGAAGCGTATAGCTTTAGATGCCCCATCGAAGCGGAGTATGCCCACGGGCGAACTTGGCGAGATACCCATTGATCCTGACAGCGATGGTGCCCCCGAGCTGGGCCTGTGGATGCTCTACGACGTGTGTCGTGAGGCCTGGGACAAAGGCATTAGCACAAAAGGTAATTACGCCAGGAAGGCTGCAAACGCACTGGCCATTGCTGCTGTCGAAGGGCTCATCACAACCAAAATGACTGAGACGCATTATGGCAACCGCTGGCTCATAACCGAGGACGGCGCAGACTTCATGGTGGATTTAGAAGATGCTTATAATTGATGCCGACCTATACCTCTATCGCTCGGTGTCAGCCACCGAGGAAGAGACAGACTGGGGCGACGATGTTTGGTCACTCACGTCTGATTTGAAGATCGCTAAGGATCTATTCACGACACAGATCGCGGAATTCAAAGCAAGGCTCGAAGACGACAAGGTGATCATGTGCCTGTCGTCGCCTTACAACTTCCGCAAGGACATCGATCCCAACTACAAAGGCCATCGGAAGAAGACACGCAAGCCACTCGGCTACGTTGCGATGCAGGATTGGCTGCAGCACAACTACGACTGCTTCATGAAGAAAGGCCTCGAGGCTGACGATTGCCTGGGTGTTTTGGCTACCAAGCCAGAGAACATTGGCAAAGCCATCATCGTGTCTGACGATAAAGACATGAAGACAATACCTGGCCGGCTATATCGTCCAACAACGCTCGAGTTGCTTACTCTGTCACCAGAAGAGGCCGAGCGTAACTTCTTCATGCAGTGCCTAGTTGGGGATGCAGCAGATGGCTACCCAGGACTACGTGGGTATGGCCCCAAGACTGCAGAGAAGGCGCTAGGTCAGCGCCCAACCTGGAAGACGGTTGAAGACCTTTACATCAAAGCAGGACTGACACGAGCGGACGCGCTGCATCAAGCACGTCTGGCCAGGATCCTGAGATGGGAAGATTGGGACCACGAGAGAGGTGGCCCGAAACTTTACGAGGGAGACAAGCATGACAAAGCCGCATCTAAGGCATGAGGCCCACATGAAGATGTTAGCTGAAGACGAAGATCGGCTGATGGATGAATTCTACACTGACCAACTGACACCGCCGGAGCTGGGCCGTGTCATCGACCCAGAACACTACAACAACAACGCCATCGAGCCCATCGCCTACATCATGGCAAATGGGCTCGACTTTTGTGAGGGCAACGTCGTCAAGTACGTGACCAGGTGGAAGCAGAAGGGTGGCGTGACTGACCTACACAAGGCCAAGGAATACTTGGACTTCTTGATAAGAAATGAAGAGGAAGGAACCCCACTGAAATGAACATGATCAGCAACCAGCACTATGGCCCCACACTGCCGCTCTCGGAGGAGATCGATCAGCAGAAGTACCGGCAGCAGGGCGAGGACTTCTACAGCAAGGTGGTACGCATTGCAGACGGCTTGAAGGACAATGCCGAGCACTTCGAGGACTTCAAGGACGCGCTGCGGAACATGCGTTTCCTGCCGGCTGGGCGTGTTCAGAACGCCATCGGAGCTGCCAGGCAGACAACTGCCTACAACTGCTTTGTCAGCTCTACCATCACCGACGACATGACATCGATCATGGCTGTAGCTACAGAGGCTGCGGAGACCATGAGACGCGGCGGCGGCATTGGGTATGACTTCAGCAACCTGCGCCCTCGAGGTGACCGTATCAAAAGCCTGGACAGCCTCGCTAGTGGGCCTGTGAGCTTCATGGGCATCTTTGATGCTGTGTGTCAGACCATCGCCTCTAGCGGTCACCGTAGGGGCGCCCAGATGGGTGTGCTACGGATAGATCACCCCGACATCGAGCAGTTCATTAGCGCCAAGCATAACAGCGACAAGCTCACTGGCTTTAATGTTTCGATAGGTGTTACCGACAAGTTCATGGAGCACCTGGAAAGTGGTGAGCCATTCCCGCTGGAGTTTGAAGGGAAGGTGTACAAGGAAGTAGATCCGCAAGCGTTGTGGGACATGGTCCAACGCTCGACCTGGGACTGGGCCGAGCCTGGTGTCCTATTCATCGATACGATCAACCAGAAGAACAACCTGTGGTACGTCGAAGAGATTGCAAGCAGCAACCCATGCGGTGAGCAGCCTTTGCCACCAAACGGCGCCTGTCTTCTCGGTTCCTTTAACCTGGTTAAGTACGTCGAGGACAAGGTGTTCGACATCGACCAATTCATCGATGACATAGCAGTAGTCGTCCGAGCTATGGATAACGTGATCGACAGAACGATCTATCCCCTCGAGGCACAGCGTATCGAAGCACAGCAGAAGCGGCGCATGGGCCTGGGTGTCACCGGCTTGGCCAATGCCGGCGAGATGCTTGGGCTGCCTTACGCTAGTGAGCAGTTCATGGAGTGGGCTGAGATGGTGCTGCAGACACTACGTGACAACGCCTACAATACGAGCTGCGACCTGGCAAAAGAGAAGGGGCCATTCCCGCTGTGGAACCACGAGGACTACAGCAACAGCGCCTTCATCAAGACCTTACCGGAATGGCTGCAGGAAAAGATCTCGGTTCGCGGTATGAGGAACAGCCACCTGTTGTCTATTGCCCCGACCGGCACGATCTCACTGACTGCAGACAACGTCAGCAGCGGCATCGAGCCACCGTTCAGCCTCTACTACGACCGCACCATCCAGCAGTTCGATGGTCACCAGGTCGAGCGTGTCGAGGACTATGCGTATCGTCAGGGCGTGGCCGGCAGGACAGCCAACGAGATCACGGCAGATGAGCACCTCGAGGTGCTGATCTTGGCATCCAAGTATGTCGATAGTGCCGTCAGCAAGACCTGCAACGTCGGTGACGATGTCACCTTCGATGAGTTCAAGCAGCTCTACTACAAGGCGTGGAAGGGGGGCTGCAGCGGGATAACTACGTTCCGCGCATCTGGAAAGAGATACGGCATCCTCAACGAAGTGAAGACCGATGACGAGCCCAAAGCTGAGGCTTGCTTTATTGACCCTGCTACGGGACAAAAGCAATGCGAGTGAGACCACAGTGTCAGCAGTGTGGCCAACCAGCAGACGTCACACTGAATGACCGTGATCACCTGTGTGCCAAGTGTGCAATGAAGGGCAAGAAGCAGCCACCGCGACCCGCACCGCGCACAGCGAACCGCAATATGTAGGGTGCTGTCTCTACCAGGCGTGACCCAGGAACCTCCACCAGTAGGAGTGTCTCCTGGGCCACTAGCCACAACATATGCCACACAGTTATCCACAGGCCAAGTGCAAACGATTATCACTTAAGTCCACCCTTAGGAGACACGTTGTTTCCAAAGCACACCCAGGCCTCGACACCGAGGAGACATGGGTGAGACATGGGTCAGACATGGGTCAGACATGGGTCAGACATGGGATGACTAAGGTGGACTTGGGTTCTGTCTATGTCCCGATTTGTTCTTCAAAGATGACCATGTCACACGGTTAATGTTCACTAATGGCCTAATGTCCTATGGCCAACCCCCTTTGGTCATCTGATCCGATATCAGATGCTCCTCAGTCACCAGCGATTACAACGACTTAACGCATCTCGTGCCATCGAGCGCGGGACTCCTGCCTGGCAATCGGCCCCCGATGGGTGTCAATCGACCTCGACTTCAAAAAGTCGGACTAAAGGGTTGTTGTTGTTGTTGTTATCCCAGCCTCTTTAAGCAGGGGCCCCAGTTTCACAGAAGGATACCCCCTATGGCGCTAGAGTCCGGTACCTACATCAACTCGCTCAACGCGAGTAACCCTGTGGCCACAGACGGTCTGGCCCAGGCAGACGACCACCTGCGCCTCATCAAGAGCACTATCCTGTCGTCATTCCCTGGTGTCACAGGAGCCGTCACGTCCACCCACGCAGAACTCAACCTACTCGATGGTGTCACGGCGACAACTGATGAGATCAACCTGCTCGATGGTGTCACTGCGACTACCGCAGAGATCAACTACCTCGACGGCGTAACCTCAAACGTCCAGACACAGATCGATGGTATCCTGACCGATGTTGTCGAGGACACAACCCCGCAGCTCGGCGGTGACCTGGACACGAATGGCAACAAGATCCAGTTCGGCAACTGGACTATCGAGGTGGACAGTAACAACGACCTCTTATTCAAATACTCAAACAATACCAGGATCCGCATGACATCTGCCGGCGCCCTGGATGTCGAAGATGACATCACTGCATTCTCGGGGATCTAGTCATGGCAGTCCAAAGCTCAGGTGCTATATCACTGGCTGACGTGCGGTCAGAGTTTGGCGGCTCTGCCCCGCATAGGTTTAGCGAGTATTACCGCAACGGCTCGAATGTCCCATCGCAAGTGATCCGTGACGCCAATGCCTACAGCCTTAGCGGCTCGGTGTCTGACGTCAGAGGCGGCAGCTACACCACAGCGCCTGTAATCAACAGCGGTAATCTCTACAAGCACACACGGTGGGCTGACAACGGCGGTACAGGTTCTGGTGACGTCACCTTCTATGTGAACAAGACAGCGACGTATAGCTATTACTTCGGCTACTACATCCAGAACGGCACCAACACGTCTAACCATAAGCTCTATGTCAATGGCACCCTGGTAGAGAACTGCAATCTAACGGCGGGTAACTACACGAATTCCAAAACCGGAACATTCAGCGCCAATGCTAACGATCCCATCCGCATCACCTGTTCCTGGCCGTCTGCTGGCTGGGCATCTAGCACTGTCAGAATTGGTGGCACCAGCAACAATAACGACGACGTCCAGATCACCGTCAACTCAGGTGTCCCAACCAGCGGTGCGGTCAGCCTGAGCGACTTCTACGGTACCACTAAGACATAGGAGCTATTCAGCATGGCTATCCTTCCTGTAAGAGATCTGGGGTCCGTAGGCGTCATCACTGACCGCGCCAGCTACAACATCCCCATCAACGGCTTCTCTACAGGCATCAACGTCCGCTTCGATGAAGGCAAGGTGCGTCGTGCTCCTGTGTTCCGCGAGGTGAAAGGCAGCCTCGGTTTTACCCCACGCGCCTGTATTGGCTTCACGCCGGCCACAGGCTACGACAGGGTCATCATGGTCACTGATGCCTACGCCATCCAGGAGTATGCGTCTGGTGTAGTCACTAACCGCTCTGGTTCCATCACAGGCTCCTCAGATCCCCGCCCGTTCACAGGCGCCCAGCTCGCTGACGTTATCTACGTCAACCGCGAGGACAGGGTGCCAGTCTTCCGTCTCCCTGCCGGCACCAACTTCGCTGACTTGACTAACTGGGACGCCAACTGGCGAGCTGGAGCTCTCCGCAGCTATGGCGACTTCCTGCTCGGCCTCAAGATGACCGAGAGCTCGACGAACTATCCGAATAGGGTACGGTGGTCGAACCTGGTAACAGCCGGCTCTATCCCCGATTCCTGGGACGCCACAGACACCACCAAGTCTGCCGGCTTTAACGACCTGGTAGAGCTGAAGACACCCCTGGTAGACGGTATGCCGCTTGGGTCCAACTTCATTCTCTACAGCTCCGACCAGGTGTGGCTGATGGAATTCGTTGGCGGTACCTTCATCTTTAACTTCCGCAAGCTATTTACCGACAGCGGTATGATCAACCAGAACTGCGCTGTCGAGGTAGAGGGTAAGCACTATGTCTTCGGTCCTGCCGACGTCTATGTGCATGATGGCACTACAAAGCAGTCCATCTGCGACGAGCGCGTCAAAGACTTTATCTACCAAGGACTGAACGTCCAGAAGTCGGATGTCTGTTTTGTACAGCACAACCCCAACCTCAACGAGATCTATTTCTGCTATCTGTCAGGCGATCAGCACGTAGCGTTTCCAAACGCCAACAGGTGCAACCGCGCAGCCGCCTACAACTACCGCAATGATACCTGGGCTTTCTATGACTTGCCTAACGTGTCTGCGGGATCCCTGGCCAACGTCGAGAGTGTGAACACATACACCAGCGCCACCAGCCTGTCCTATGAGCTCGTAGGTGGCTCGTATTACGACCAGGAA